AGGATTTGAGACGGACGTGTATTCCATCACGCGACCCTCACGTATTGCCAAACGTTGTTGAAGTTGGAGCCCGTCTGCGCCCACGTTCCAGGCAGCGTCGGCGGATTCACACCTGACGACGAGCCGACAGCGACAGAGCCGACGCCATTCGCCTGCTGATTCGACAGCAACGTCGCCTGCGTAACAGCCTGAGAGCCGTTGACAATAAGCGGCGCATTGGGAAGGTTGTACGTGTTCGGGCCGGCGCTATAAGAAAGGTCGCGATCACCAGCAGCGTTCAGGAAAACCGTGCCACCTTGCGCGTGCAGGTTCCCAGATGAATTGATGTCAGCCGCGGCCGTGATGCCCGAGGGAGTCGTGATCGAGCCGTTCGCACTGAAGACAATCCGGCTGAGTTCCGTTAAGCCATCTGCGGAAAGATTGCGGAAGACATAGCCGCCAGCGCCGGAGCCGCGGTTATTGGCAAAGTACGTCGATCCGTCCGACCCATCATTCCAAGTGACAAAAACACCCTGCGCGTTAAAGCCGGGGTTATTGCTGTTGATATGAATCCATGACGCCTTCAGGAAGTCACGATCGAGGTAATACCGCGAACCGTCGCTCCCGACGATGACGCTAGGGATGCTTTCGGGCGACGTAGTATCGGTCGGCTGGTAGACATACATGCCGAACCCAGACACCCACACCTGGTTACTAGACGAGCCGCTGCGAGCACGAAGCGCTGCGAGATCCGCTGCGCTCTGAACGCTGGAATTGCCGAGCGAAATAAGCGCCGGGTCAACTTCATTGAGGGAGGCGTAGACGAGCCGCCCCGCTCCATCCAAAACAGTGATGGAGTAAGGAATCGGGCAAAACATGTGAACCTGCGCGCCGGCCGATACGGCGTGACCGTGTACCGTGCGGATAGGCTGTGCCAACGCGACAATCTCGTCTGCGTCGGAATACACCGTGACCGGGTAAGCAACTGGATCTAGACCGGGCTTGCCGATATAGATAGAACCGGATTCGAGCGGTTGCCCGTAGAGATCCGTAAAAAAAGGAAGCGCACGCGCCTCGCTAGTGGTTGCCATTATGCTACCCCCATCTTTGGGGTGGTGATACAATTCCGTAAAACAACTACGGATAACGAACTATGCGGGTTTGCTCTATTGAAGGATGCGACGGGAAGCATCAAGCGCTTGGCTTTTGTCGAAAGCATTATCTTCGCCAGTGGTCCGGGAAGAATCCTGTAATCGATCCGAGGCCGGAAATACCTGCCGAACAACGCTTCCATGAGAAGTACAGCATCAACGAAAGAGGATGTTGGGTTTGGAATTCGCAAAGCTCTCGCTTTCGCTCTTGCTCCTTCTGGTTCCGAAAGGAGCGAATGACGGCATATCGCGCCTCGTACATCATGTACAAGGGAGAAATTCCAGATGGCATGGTTGTTCGCCACAGATGCGATGACCCCGCATGCGTCAATCCAGAGCATCTTGAGTTGGGAACACAGAAGGAAAATTGCGCTGACAAGGTTCTGCGCAATCGCTGCAATGCGAAGGCTGGAAGCGCGCATTCGAATACCTCGCTGACCGAAAGTGATGTGCTGGAAATACGAGCATCTTCCGAAAGCAGGAAGACGCTCGCACTCCGATACGGCGTCCACTACATGACGATCTGCGACATCATCTGGCGCAGAACGTGGACCCACATCTGATCAGGTCTGGTTGAACAAAATTACGCCCGCCATTTCAGGATTTGTCACGGAGACGCCATACATCGCATCGACACGATACAGCGACTTGTACGTTTCGATGTGCGCCTGCTTGGTCATCACGATCTCGATGCCCTGGTCGGTCGTGCCGCGCATCACTGCAAGGCCCTGATCCGACGGAACCGCGAGGCGACCCGGCAGGATTTCGACCGCTTCCTTCTTCCAGAAGCAATTCACGCCCGACGTGACCGTGTTGAGCCAGGTGATCGCTGCGCCCGCTGCCGGGGTTGCCGTCACGTTCTTATACGCGAGTTCTGCGTCCGTGGCGCCCTGACCCGAGATGATCGCCGGGGTGATCTGAACCGTACCCGTACCGCCCGCACCCGAAACGATGCCGACCACGCGGAAGGTCTTGAGCTGGCCCGTGTCGATCTTCGTGATCGGATGCACGTTGTTCACGCCTGCGATCGTGAAGGCATCGCCGACCTTGACCGTGCCCGACGTGACAGTGATCGCCAGCGCCTGGATGCGGTTGTCGACGTTCGACTGGAGCGGGCCGCTCGGCGATGCTGCCAGAGCCTTCGGAACCGTGTACTGGTTCGCACCGTTCACCGTGACCGTCACGCCAGCAGCAGCAGCAAGGCGCGCGAGGTAGTCAGCCTTGAGCACGCGCTCGAAGCCTGCCACTTGGCGGCCGACCGTTGCCATTTCGTAGGCGGTCGCTGCCTTCTGGCCTTCGACCAGATATGCGCGGCTGGCGAGGTTGCCGGCCATTGCGTTGTAATCGCGCGAACCGAAGACCGAGTAACGGCCGTCGTAGTCGATGCCCGACTCATTCATCAGCGAATCAGCTTGCGCCAGATCGTCGAAGCCGGTCGCAGCGACCGTGCGCTTCACGACGAGCGAGCCAAGCGTCGAAACGGCGTTCACGACGTCGACGTTGATGTCGGAGGCGATCTTTTGCTTCGCAGCCGTGCCGAGGCGGTTTTCTTGCAGCGCGTCGCGCAGTTCGGTCGCGTCCATCGTCCACGGGGAGCTACGGATCGTGTCGATTGCGGCCGGAACGGTAAGCTGCGTCTTGCCGACGAAGTTTGCGGTTTGATCGAGGCCCGAGAACGAACGGGCGATGTACGGCATCGGGCGGCGAATCATATCGCCAGCGCGGGCCATCATCGTTTGATCGTTCGAGAAGACGGTGACGGCTTTCGACATGACCAGTTGGTCATTGAAGCCTTCAAGGAGGTTTTCGAATGCGATGCGCTCTTCTTTCGAGAACGAGTTCGCAGTCGAAAGGAACGGTGTTGCCGGAGGCTGTGCCATGATTGGTTATCCTAAATAAAACAACGAAAAGAAATGGCGGGTTCGCCACTGATTTCGCATCCAGCTAGGACTAACGCTCAAGGCGCCGATGGGGCTGAGATACGTTGATGCTTGCGATGTACCGGGCAAGGATTTATCTCATGCCCGATACATTTCGCTTTCCCGAATGGTACTACTTTACAAAAAGTGTAGCAACTACTGGATTACTTATGCATCTGCTTCTTGTACTGGACGACCTTCGAGTAATCGCCCGTGCGCTCGGCTTCTGCGCGCAGTTTGTCGAGTTGCGAGCTGGTCGCGTTGAAGCCAGTTCCGCGCTCTGCCGTCACGCGCGCTTCGGGCGCCGGCCGGGTTGTTTTCTTAGTAGCCAAGGAGATTTCCAGTTTCGCGACTGCGACGGTAAATTTGACAGGATCGGCGATCTTCGACAGTTCGATCAGACGAGCGGGAGACTTCGAGAGCGCATAGACCAGCACCGCAGGATCGTCGGCGCCGCGCATCAGCAGACCAGCTTGCGTCTGGTTCAGGATCGAGCCGACTTCGGACTCGGCTTCTTCGAAGTCAGCCACGCCGAGCGATTCCTTGCGGGCGGCATAGGACTTCTTGAAGTTCTCGACGTCTTCCTGTTCCTTGCGCTGCGCGTCGAGCTTGGCGCGATCGGCCGCGTCTAGCTTGGCCTTCTGCTCCATCCAGTTGTCATACGCTTCCGAGAACCGAGTCTCGTCGTAGTCGTACTGGTCGAGCGTCGGCTTCGATGTGATGGCGACCGGTTCAGGCTTCGGCAACTTCGCGCGAAGATCTTCCATCTCGCGCTCAAGGCGTCGCTTGTCTTTCAGCGCTGCGTTCGCGATCCCGCGAAGCTTTCGGAATGCGCTGTTTTCGGACTGCTGCTGCCCCTCTTCTCCGGCAGGGACTTCTGTCGCAGCTTCGCCAGCCGACTCAGGTGCTTCCGACTCCTGGTCTTCGTCGTCAAATAACGCGGGCGCCGCGACCTCCTCGGGCTGCTCCTGCTCAAGTTCCGGCTGCTGCGTTTCGATCTCTTGGTCCATGCACTCACCCTCTGGTGGGAAAATTCAATGCCAGAAAGTATACAGTAGAAGTTAGTTGTGCTGCACATGTGTATCACCTATACTGAGTGCACATGTGCAGCGGAAGGATGAAAATGGTTGATGAGAAAATGACGCGGACGGTGATCTTTTTACCGCCGTCGATGTTGCGTGAGTTGCATGAACTAGCCAAGATCAAGGGCGTCTTCCTGGCGACATTGATCCGGAGTTCGCTCGCACACACAATTGAGAAGGAGAGAAAGTGATCCAACACGCCATATTCGGCGCCCTCGCCTGCGTGATCGGCTTTGCGTTCTTCGAGGCGTTCTGGCCGGCGATCTTGCGCGGCATCAAAGGCGTTCTATTGTTTCCGCTGATACTCGCGGCCGACCTCTGGCGCAATGGCCCCGACGTGCTCAAGGCTGCGTTCTGGTGGCTGATGGCATTCGCCGCAATTTCATTTCTCACACTTCATTTCTAATGCGCAATTTTCATATTCTCCGCGACGGCATGGACGTGAGCGCCCTGTCGCTCGCGATCTCGATGGACCCGGAACTGTGGACGGCTGACACGTTCTTACGCAACTATCCGCAGGGGCCGTTCGGCGATACCGACACGATCATGCTGCGCTTCCCGGAGATTCAGACCGGCATGAGCGACGAAGAGATCGAGCTGTACAAGGCGAACAAGCTGGCCGGCTACGATCAGCACGAATCGATCGCCTATCCTGCGTGGTCAAAGCTGACGCAGGCGCACCCGTTCGTGTTCGATCTGGCGCGGTTCGTCGGTGCAACGCGGATCGGCCGTGTGATGGTCAACCGCGTTCGCCCGGGCGGCCGGATCTATGCGCATGTGGACACGCCCGAGCACACGCGCTACTGGAAGCGCTTCCATCTGGTGATTCAGGGTCAGCCAGGCGCCATCATCACGAGCGGAGACGAGACGTTGCAAATGCTGACCGGCCGCATGTTCCATTTCCGCAACGATCTGATGCACGAGGTACGCAACGAGTCGTCAGTCGATCGGCTGTCGATGGTTATCGATCTGCGCGTCTAGACCTTGGCCCAATGGTTCATCGTGGGAATGATTCGCACTGACTGAGCCAGATTCGCCTTCTTGATGCGCTGCTCGGCGACATTCTTAAAGTGCGACATCGCAATGCAGGTGTAGCGGAAGCTGTCGGCAGCGTGCGAATGCTCGTCATGCTGCGGATGCCCCGCCTTGTTGCGCGAATAGCGGCGCAGGTGTTCAAGCAGCACGTCGCATTCGTCGGAGAAAAACGCGTTCTTCAGTGCCGCGCGCCCCTGCTGGATGCCAGTCTCGACCGGCAGCGACGGAACGATCTGCACCTGCCAGCCATACGAGCGCATCAGCGCTTCCGACGACATGCCGGTATGCAGAGAGCGTGCGCGCCCGTCGTGCGGCAGCCAGACGGTCACATGACTCCATCCATTCTGCTGCAGCCAGTCGCTGTAATCCTTCAGCGATAGGCCGTGATCTTCGTGGAACGCCAGCACGCGAAGCCCGCTAATGTCCGCCTGCGCGATCGTGATGGACGTCAAGTCGGCGACGCCCAAGTCGAATATGGCGTGAGTCGTCAGCGCGGGATCTTCGGCGATCGGGCGGATACGGTTGCCGACTGACAGCGCATGCATCTCCTTGCGGTAGATAGCGCCGTCTGTGGCCGCCATCGGCACGCCTTCCCAGATATGGTCGTACCGATCTGGATCGTCAGCCTTCGAGCGCTGACGCTCCGCTTCCAATGCGGCATTCCAGAACGGATTGCGGTCCCAATTGACCTGGATCACGCGCGCATTCGCGGGAGGCTTCGCGATGAACGTTGTATAGACCGGATCGGTATCCATTTCCGGGTTCATTGACATCCATATCTCTGATGTCTCTTTCCGGATCGTCGGCAGCAGCAGATCGAGCGAGCGCTGAGACAGCGCCTGCGCTTCCTCGCACCAGACAATATCGATGTTATCCAGCGACTTGATGGAGTCAGCAGTGACGTCCGATAGGCCGCGGAAAATGAACTTGCTGCCGTTCGCGCCAGTGATCTCTGTATTCTTGACCGTGAAGAATGACGAGAGGCCAGCCGCCGCGATGCGCGACTCGATCATCGACTTGACCGACTCATTGATCGACTGCTGAATCTCTCGGCAGCACAGAATACGTACCGGCTCGGAGGCCGCACGAATCACGAGGGCCGTGCCGAATGACATTGACTTGCCCGAGCCGCGCCCACCGTGAAACACGGTATAACGCGGGCCGGGAGTCAGCAGACATTCAGCCCATTCCGGAAGCGATATTTCGCTCAATGGCCGACCGCCGGACGGTTAGAGACGTGAACCGGCGCCTGAGCGGCCGCCGGCGCATTGCCCGCGGTCAACGCCTGCGCGGACGGATCGACCTGTTGCGTACCATGCAGCGCGTTGACACCCGGCGACGGCGCCGCGACACCAGACGAGATCGCCTGATTTACCTTGCCGTCCATCGGGCTTTGCGGCTGATCCTGATTCACCTGGCCCGCTTGCTGGTTGACGCGATCCTGAATGCCTTGCAGCATCTGCATGATCGTCGACAACTGGCTCGCGTTCGTGTTCGAGATCGACTCGGCAGCCTTCGCCTGGTTGAGTTCGGCAGCGGAGAGCGCCTGTACAGCCGATGCTTCGCTCTTCGTGGCATTGGCAGCGGACTCGCGCGCCTGAGC